GGAATTAAAACTATTCCTATAAATGAGTATATTAAAAAATCCATTATATCGCCCTTTCTTTTTTTAATAATTCATAACCCCAATTTGAATTATAGTTTATTTCTTGTTTTAAGATTGTTTTAAATGCCTGTTGCTCACTTGTTTCAGTAACATGAAAAACAGGATAGGGCTTAGCTTTAAGTTTTATTGTGTATTTATAATAATTCATTTGTTTAATCCTTTCATTAATTAACAACTTTTAAAGTTATATATTATACAATTAATGTTGTAAAGTTTTTTTTAACAAAAAAAAATAAATAAATATAAATAAAAGACTTTACAAACAACATTTAATGTTTTATATATTACTTATTATTTAATGAAAGGAAATAATTATGGATTATAAAAAAGAAGAATTAAAAGAATATTTTGATGACTTTATTGATGACAGTCTTGAATATCTTAAAGAAGATGAATACTGGAAAGATGATTTACATCACAACGCATTTAATCAAGATTATTATATTACAGGAACATATAAAGCTAAAAAATGGCTAGGTGATATGGCTTTTGATGTTATTGAACATATAAGAGAATATGAGCAGCTACATTTTGGTGAAGTAAATACTGATCTCTCAGATGCTGAAAAGATTGTAAATATGTATGTTTATATTATAGGTGAAGAAATCGTTCACGAATGGTTAGAAAATTACGAAAAAGAAGAAGAAGAAGATAAACCCTCAATTAGTCCATTTTCTAAAACATTTTTGAAAGATACTTTTTCTTCTACTAATAATTAATATCAAATATATAAGATAAATTAAGGCGGTTTTTACACCGCCTTTTTTTATGCCAATTAATTATTTTATTGAATATTTTTTAATATTCTCTATATAATAAAATCAAAAGGTTATAATTTTTAATAAAGGTTTTTTATGGCACAGGAAACAACAACGCAAGAAAAGCGGAAGCGAGGTCGTCCAAAAGGAAGCAAGACGCAAGTCAATCCTATAAAAAAGGAAGCTAAAAAAATGTTGTTACATGGGTTGCGACACGCAATTATTAATATTAATGCCTCTGCTATGCCTTTGGAGAAGATAATTGAAGAAAGTCTTAGAAACGATTTTAAAGGCACTTTAAAAGCATATAGTTCTATATTACCTAAAGATATAAACTTGACTGCGAATGGCTCTATAAGTTCCACTTTAAGTTTAATAAGCGATAAAATAGAAACATATAAGGATAATGTAATTGATATTACCCCAACCAAAGAAACAGGAACAAAGCTAGAACAAATAGAGAACAAAACAAGAACAAAATAGCAACATTCCCCCCCTTTGTTCTCACACACCCCCTAGCACCATCACCTGACTCCCCCCCCCTCTCTAAAAAAATTCGATATATAGTACCCCCTAAAAAAATTTTTCTATATATTGACAAACTTTGTAAAATCGCTAAATATGGCAACATAGGCAGAATTGTGTTGTAAATATATCTCCCTTCCTTTCAACAACTATTAATAAAATGGGTTTATGACATATTGCCTTGCAAGGTGGGGTGGCAGGTTTTTAACATACCATTTTCCCCTGTTACCCCATATAAAAAAGGAAATATATGAGCAACGAACAATTAGCTGAAATACTTGCTGAACTCGCTTTAGACCCTGTAATGTTTGTCGAAACAATGTTAGATGTCAAACCTGAACAATGGCAGCGTGAGTTTTTGCGTAATGTCATGGACAATCCCAGATGTGCAGTTAAATCAGGTCATGGAGTCGGTAAAACAGCAGTATTGTCGTGGCTTATCTTGTGGTGGTTACTCACTCGTCACCCATGTAAAGTGGTATGTACTGCCAACACCGCACATCAATTATCAGATGTGCTATGGGCAGAAGTGAAAAAATGGGGTCGTAGGCTGCCAGAAGCATTTTATCAGCAGCTTGAAATGAAATCGGATAAAATTAATTTAGAAGGTGCTAGTGATAGTTACGCTGTGGCTCGTGTGAGTCGTAGAGAAAATCCAGAAGCGTTACAAGGATTCCACTCTGATAACCTTTTATTTATTATAGATGAAGCCTCTGGTGTAGATGATATGATATTTGAGGTTGGTGAGGGTTCGCTTTCAACACCTAATGCGAAAGTTGTGATGACTGGTAATCCAACACGAACTAGTGGCTATTTCTTTAATGCCTTTTCCGCAATGCGTGATAGATGGACATTGATGACAGTTGCTTGTAAGGACAGTTCGCAAGTTGCACCTGAATATATTGAAGATATGGGAATAAAATATGGTGATGACTCGAATGTGTATCGAGTGCGTGTTTTAGGCGAGTTCCCTCGTGCAGAAGATGATACAGTTATTCCGCTATATATGGTGGATAGTTCTTTAAATAGAGATGTGCAAGTTGACCCCTATACTCCTGTAGTTTGGGGTTTAGATGTCGCCAATTTCGGTAGTGATAGGACAGCCCTATGTAAAAGGCGTGGCAATGAAGTCGTAGAGCCAATAAAGACATGGCAAGGCAAAGATTTAATGGAAACTGTTGGAATGATAGTCCAAGAGTATGAAATGTGTAAATATAAAGATAGACCAACAGATATTATGGTAGATACCATAGGTATTGGGTCTGGTGTGTGTTCACGATTGACAGAACTTGACCTTCCTGCCAGACCTATACAAGTTAGTGAAAGTCCTAGTATGCGTGAAAAATATATGCGTTTGCGTGACGAATTATGGTTTAGGGCGAGAGAATGGTTTGAAGGGCGTGATGTGTATTTAGTGCAAGATGACAAACTCATAGAAGAACTTATTGCACCTCGTTTTAAAATTACAAGTGCTGGAAAAATAAAAGTTGAAGCCAAAGATGAATTTAAGAAAAGATTAGGTGGTCGTTCTTGTGACCTAGCTGATGCTTTTTGCCTAACTTTTGCACAACAAGCATTTACTGCCTCTGTTCGTGGCACACAGCATAATTGGAATAAACCAATATCATATAAGGATAACTCATGGATAACATAGATGACATCATATTTGAACTAGATGAAGAAGTTAAAGAGGTAATCGCAGATAACCCTGTGACAGACGCTTTGCTAAGCCATCTGTGTTTAGAATTAGAGTCAATGAACAAACCAATAGATAACTGGAAATTATTAACAGATATAACTTTAGCTGCTTCTGCATTTTGTTTTTACAAAAGCGGTGGTAGTTCTGACGAGTTTTTAGAAAAAATACAATCTATTGATATACGACCAGATATGAGCAAATTAAACTAGGAGAAAATATGGAAATATTAACGACAATTATTGATTACATCAAAAATCATTCATGGGATTATGTTGATGCTGCATTTGGTGGCATTATCGTACTACTTTTATTAATTTTAACAATAGGATAATACAATGCAAAGAAGCCAAGCACTTGATATAGATAAGCAGAAGAAAAAAGAACAAGAAGAAAAAAAATCTGCTGAAAAGAAAAAAACAACCAAAAAATAGGTTACATTATGGAAGAACTAGAGTTTCAGGCTTTAGTGCGTAATGAGATTGAAAACGCATTAGGGTTTTATGATAGCGAGTATGGTATAGACCGCATACAAGCAATGGATTACTACATGGGTGAAAAGTTCGGCAACGAACAAGAAGGGCGCTCCCAAGTTGTAACGACAGAAGTTGCCGATACCATTGAGTTTATCATGCCAAGCCTTATGCGTACATTTACACAAACTGACAATTATGTTGAGTTTATGCCTCGACAAGAAGAAGATGTTGAGGGCGCAAAACAAGCCACATCATACGCTAATTATGTCATTAACTGTCAAAATGATGGTTTTGTCATTATGCACAATTTCTTTAAAGACGCTTTATTGCAAAAAATTGGCGTTGTTAAAGTCTATTATGATGAAACCGAAAATGTCGAAGAAGAAACTTATACTGGTTTATCTGATGATGAACTAACCTTATTGCTGCAAGATGAAAATGTAGAAATTGTTGAGCAAAACACCGAAGAATATGGTGAAGAAGGTGTTGACGAAATGGGTATGCCTTTATCGGATTATAGTGTTAGCCATGATGTCAAAATTAAACGCACTATGTATGGTGGCATGATTAAGGTTGACAACATACCGCCAGAAGAATTTTTAGTGAACAGACGAGCTGCGTCAATAGATGAAGCTGATTTTGTAGCACATAGAACAACAATGAAAGTGTCTGATTTGTTACAAATGGGTTATGACCGAGATTTAGTTGAAAAACACGCTGGTCATGCTGAATTAGATACAAACCAAGAAGTGCAAAATCGTTTTGAAGATGTAGAGTCTGGTTCTGATACTGACAGCTCTGATATGTCAATGCGTGATGTTTTAGTCACAGAAGCCTATATTAAAGCAGATTATGATGGTGATGGCATTGCCGAGCTACGCAGAGTTGTTACATTAGGGTCTGGTTTTGAAATTGTTGAAAACGATACATTTGACCATGTACCTTTTGCGTGTTTATCACCAATATTAATGCCGCATAGGTTAATTGGTCGTAGTTTAGCAGAATTAATCATGGATATACAGATGATTAAATCAACTGTTATGCGTCAATTATTAGATAATATTTATCTTACAAACAATGTAAGAGTTGCTGCTGTTGAAGGGCAAGTCAACATTGATGATTTATTAAATTCACGAGCAGGTGGTATTGTGCGTGTGCGTCAAGCTAATGCACTACAACCAATACAGCCACAACTTATCGGTCAAAACGCATTTAGCTTGTTACAATATCTTGACGATTTAAAAGAACAAAGAACAGGATTGTCAAAAGCGTCTATGGGATTAGATGCCGATTCCTTGCAAAGCACGACAGCTACAGCAGTTGCAGCACAAATGTCTGCAGCACAAGGTAAAATAGAAATGATAGCACGAGTATTTGCTGAAACTGGAGTTAAACAACTGTTTCAACTTATCTTAACGCTTTGCTTACATCATGGCAAAAAAGACCAAATGATACGACTTAACAATAAGTTTGTGCCGATTGACCCTAGCAACTGGAAACATGAATACGATATATCAGTTAATGTTGGATTAGGTTCTGGTCAAACAAACGAGAAAATGGCGTTTTTGGCTCAAATGGCACAAAAACAAGAACAAATATTATTGCAAACTGGCGTTGATAACCCATTAGTTAGTATGCAGCAATATCGTAATACACTTGCCGAACTTGCTGGAATGGCTGGTTATAAAGATGCGTCACGCTTCTTTAAAAATCCAGAAGATGCACCGCCACAACCACAACAACCGCCACCCCCTAGTGAAGCAGAATTAAAAATGCAATTTGAACAACAAAAATTCCAAGCAGAATTAGAATTGCAAAAACAAAAACAAGAAGCGGAATTAGCATTGAAACGAGAAGAATTGCAAATGAAAATGCAAATACGACAAGAAGAATTACGCTATGAAGCACAGTTACGAGGTTTTGAACAACAAATGGGCGGTGACCCCTCTACAAATTTACCAAGAGTAGTTGAATAATGATAGATGAAACATTAGACGCTATAACTGCATTATATAACACATACCCAACAACAAAGAATGTAAATTATTCAGCGTTTATGCGTGATTTTCAACCTGTGGAAAGTTATCCAAATTACTTTGTGCCACAACAAGGTTTATTACAAAATACACCTACATTAGACACATTGTCAGATTTGGATATTATGCAGCAAAGACCACAATCTTTGTTAAATATGCTTGATTTATACCCAACGCTTGAAAATGATTTTCAACGCAGTTTTGCTGTAAATCCTGATACATATAATATGAATGTATATCAGCCATTACCTTATGACGAAAATTATTGGAAAAGTAAGGTTGGCGGTACAGGTGGCACAGGAAGTAGCGGTCTTGATTTAAGTGGATTACCAGCAATAGCTAGTGCAATTTCTTTACTTTCAGGTGGTGATGATGATGGTGATGATGATGATGGTGGTGATGGTGGTGATGGTAGTGATGGTTCAAGCGGAACTGATGTTATAACCACTAATACAACATTAACAGATACCTCAGGAACACAAACAGGTGAGGGCGGAGATATTGAAAGTAGCTCTAGTGATGTTGTTAAGATTACAATAACAGATGATGACGATAGCTCTCAAAGCACAGGTCAAGGCGGAGATGTTGAAAGTGGTGGTAGTGATGTTTTAAAAGTCACAACAACAGATAGTAGTGATTCACAATCCCAAACAGGTGAGGGCGGAGATGTTGCTAGTAACACATCAAATGTTCTTAGTGCAACAAGTGTAGATTCATCAGAGTCTAGCGCAACAAGCGGAGATGTTGAAAGCGGAAGTAGTGATGTTACTAAAGTTTCTAATTTTGATATAAACGACACCTCAACTTGGGTGTGGGGTGGTTCGCCATTTAAGATAAATGTACATACAAGTGATGGAAAAGTTAAAGTTATTGATATAGAATCAAAAGAACAATTAGAAGCTTTAGTAGACCAACAAAACAGATGGAATCAAAGTGGTTTTAAAGGTAGTGTATTTCAATCAGATGCTATAGGTTTTACATTACCAAACAATGTAGTTAATACTGGGAGTGGCTTAAATTTTACAACTGAATTTGGAGTTGATAAGACTGGTTTAACTGGAACTGGAAAAACATGGGCTGGTGTTAATGATACAGCAGAAGATATTTTAATCAATACATCTAGAGATTTAATTACCACTTCAAAAGGAGGATTAGCACAATTTACTAATGTTGGAGTTGGCGGCAATCCTGATATGTGGGCTTATGATACAGCTAACAATACATGGCTTTCAAAAGCTGAATATGATTTGATAGCAGACCCTTTAAAAGCAAATTTACAAGAGGGTAATGCAATAGCGGAAACCTTAAGTTCAGCTTATGATGATGGCGGCAATATTTTTAGTGATGCTGCTCAAGGTGTGTCTAATTTTTTAAATAAAGAAATAATAGCTGGAACAGGTGGTGAGGGGTATTTAGGGCAATTAACAAATGTAAAAGTTGGTGAAGCGTTATCAGGTGTAGGTATGTTAATGTCTTTAAAAAGTGCTATTGATGACGCAAATGTCAGTAATGTTGTTGGAACTGCAGCAGGTGCTGCAGGATTAGGTTTATTTGGTGCAAACGCACAAGCATTAGCAACCCCATTAGGTGCTGTTGCATTAATAGCAGGTTTAGGTGGACTTGGACAGCCTGACCCACCAAATATGACTGGTTTTGGTGGAACTGATTTAGCAAGTGGTGAAAGTGTTAGCTTTGGTATGCAAGGCGATAAATTTAACGAAGATAATGTTAATAATGCAGGAAATGTTGCTAATGTAATGGGTGGCGTTGTAAATAATATTACAAGTGCATTTGGTTTAAGTGCAGAGGGTGACATACTAGCACAAACAGGAAATCGTGACCCACTTAATATAACTTTTGGCGACCAAGAATCTACACAAACATTAAACGATAGATTAAATTATAGTACAGAAACTGGCGACATTACAAATTCTAATGATGATATTACAAGATTATATTATACAGGTCGTGATGGTAATGATGGTGCAACTTTAGCTGATAATTTAGTTAAAGGCACAGCCTTATTATCGTTAAAAGCTCTTGCTAATGGTGAAGATAGTATAAATATCGCAGACATTACATTACCAGCAAGGTCTGCAGATGATGTTAAAAACACTTACTTATCACAAGGCTTTGATGAAACCGCAGCAGATGCCTTAACAAGTGCAGCTCGTAGTGCAAGTGGAGCAACTTCTGAATTATTAGGTGGATTATTGTTAGCCAATACAACTAATGAAGCTAATTATCTAACTAATACTGAAAGAACAAGTTTATTAGAACAAGGATTTACAGACGAACAGCTAGACACAATATTATATGGTACAACAGAAGAAAGCATAACTGCTGTAAATTTATTAAACACTAATGAGGAAAATAACGAAGAAAACATATAGAGGAAAAAATGGTAAAAATAGAGAATTTAGAAAAAGATAAAGCTCGTGCCGAACAAGCACAAGCATTATTACGAAACGAAATATTACAAGAGGCTTTTACATATTTAGAGGAACAATACCATATTGCATGGGCTAATAGTTCACTAGACCAAAAAGACCCTCGTGAAAAAGTTTTTATGATGTTGACAACGCTTAAAGCTGTTAAGCAACACATAGAAAATGTCGTTACTGATGGTAAATTAGCTGACGACACCTTAAACCAACTATGACCAAGCATTTAGCAGTCAAAAGGAGAAAAACATGACAGACGACAACCCTAAAGGGAACGACCCTATCAACATGGCGGAAGCCACAAGCCTACTACTTGACAGGCAGGAATCAGAAGATAATCCACAACCGAATCAAGAGGCACAACCAGAAACAGAGGTTGAAGAAACCCCTGATGTAACAGATACAGAAGAACCAACAAGTGAACAACCTGATGAGGCACTTGAAGCTGTTGAGGAAGATGTATCGGAAGAATTAGATGAAGAAATAGTAACCGAAGATGAAACTGAGGAATACGAGGAACAAGAATACTATACTGTAAAGAATAATGGTGTAGAAGAAGATGTTAGCCTTGATGAATTGGTTGCAGGTTATTCTCGACAATCTGATTATACAAAAAAGACAACCGATTTAGCTAATCAAAGAAAAGACTTTGAGCAGCAACAACAGGCTCTTTTACAGGAGAGGCAAGCTCTCCAGCAAGGTTTACAACAGTTAAACCAGCAGTTATCTGCGGAAACACAAAACCAGCCTACACAAGAATATTGGGATAATCTGTATGAAACAGACCCCTTAGAATATGTAAGGGCTAAAGACAAATTTCGTGACAAAGAGGCGGAACTTGCAAAAGTTCAAGCAGCACAAAATGAACTTGCACAGCGACAAGCATTTGAACAACAGGAAGCTATGAAAAAACATCTTGCCGAAGAACAAGTAAAATTGACAAAGGCAATTCCTGAATGGAAAGATAATAAAGTTGCTGAAATGGATAAAAGAAACATTGTTACTTTTGCTAAGCGTTATGGCTTTAATGAGCAAGAGTTAAACAATGCTACTGACCACAGAGCAATATTAATGCTGCGTAAGGCTATGCTTTATGATGAACTAGAAGCAAAAAAACCGCTTGTTAAGAAAAAAGTTAAGAAAGCACCAAAGATGACGAAATCTGGTAAAAAGATAACAACTACAAAAACTTTGCAAAAAGGAAAGGTTGATAAAGCCTTTAATAAGTTGAAATCAACTGGCAGCATGGATTCTGCTGTTGATTATCTTTTACAAAAATCCAATTAACCATATAAGGAGTTTATAATATGGCAACTTACTTAACCGCAAACGCTGTTGGTGAGAGAGAGGATTTGTCTGATGTAATTACTCGTATTGACCCTGCTGAAACACCAATTTTCAGTAATGGCAAGAAAATTACAACAAGTGGTGTATTCCACGAATGGCAAGTTCAAGAACTTACAGCAGCTTCCGATACTAATTATCAATCAGAGGGCGCAGATTACACATACACTAATCCTACCGCTACAACTAGACTTGGTAATTATCATCAAATTTCTATCCAAGCTGCATCAGTATCAGGTACACTTGATGTTGTTGACAAGGCTGGTAGAGATAAAGAAACAGCTTATGTTAAAGTCTTAAAAGGACTTGAGCAACGCAGAGATATTGAAAAAGCACTTTGCAAAAACGAAGCAAGAGTAGCTTCACCTGAACCAAGAAAAGCAGGTAAAATTAGTTCTTATATAACTAATGTTTCACTTGTTTCTCCAAGTACAACACCAACAGGTGATGGAACAGATGTTTCTGACAAAGCTGGTACTGACGCTGCACTAACTTTAGCAAAAATTGATACTGCAATGAAAGCTGCATACGAAGATGGCGGACAGCCTAATATGCTTGTAGTTTCACCTGCAAACAAAGTAGCTTTTAGTGACTTATCAGGTGGTGGCGTAGCAACACAACAGTTGCAATACACAGCACCAAAAGAAGTAGCTATCGTTGGTAGCGTTTCACTTTATCTTACAGATTTTGGTGAACTAAGCGTTACTATCGACAGACAAATGCCTGATGACACAATATTCTTATTAGATTCTAACCATTATTCTATTGGTTCGTTACCTAATAGACTATTCTCTGTTTCAGATGTAGCACCAACTGGTGATGCAACCAAATTTGCAATAGTTTCTGAGTGGACTTATGTTCCAACAGCACCTAAAGCACATGGCATGGTAACAGACTTAAATACTTAATTTAAGCAAAGGGGGGTATTAAGTACCCCCCACAACTTAGGATTTACAATGAAAAAAATAATTGGTTATGACCCTGTACAGAAAAAAACAACATATTTTCATGGGGGAAATGATGGTCAGCATCATGTTTCAGTAGAACAAGAAACAAAAGACATAATTAAAAAAGCCAAAGATTTAGATATTGATTACAAACCATACAATATCGTAGGTACACAAAAACACATGAGGCAAATCGCAGAAATACCTGCAAACCTCTATTATGAATTATTAAATAAATTCGGAGAACCGAAGAAAAACAAAAAAGCATGGTCAAGATGGTTAAATGACCCTGACAACAAATATTTTAGAACAGGTGGCGGAAGTATATAATGGCAACAGATTATTCATCATTAAAAACAGAGATAGCTGATTTTTTAGCTAGAGATGACTTAACGACACAAATTGATACATTTATTGATTTAGCTGAAAGTCGTTTATCTCGTGAACTAGAAACTCGGTCACAAGACACACGAACAACCTTAACAACAAGTGCAGATAATGCCTATGTATCGTTGCCAACTGATATGCGCAGTATTCGCAATGTAAAGGTAATGAATAACCCTCGTGTTACATTAAGGTATTTATCACCGCTACAAGTAAAGAAAGAATATGCTACAACAGGTACTGGTTTACCACGAGTTTATAGCGTTATTGGTGATAATTTATTTTTAGCACCAACACCTGACTCAACACTTAACATAGAATTGACCTATAAAGCGTCTGTAAGCTCTTTAAGCGACAGTAACACGACAAACACTATATTAACTCGTTTTCCTGATTTATACCTCTATGCGAGTCTATTTTACGCTTATACATATTTATTAGATGAACAAAGGGCTACACAATATAACGCACTTGTAGAGAACATACTGCAATCAATACGAATTGATGAAGAAAAAGGTAATTATGGCGTAGGTTTAGAAATGCGTGGTGATTATGGGGAAATAAGATAATGATGAATTTTGGTGAATGGTTGCCTGACCAGCCTGACAACACAAGCGGTGTGACAACAGCCAAAAATGTTATACCTGCTGCAAGAGGGTATCGTGGTTTACAAGACCTATCCCAATACAGCAATGCTGCGGATAATAGATTAAGAGGAATATTTGCCGCTAAAGATGATACTGGCGACCCTAAGATATTTGCAGGTGATGTTACAAAATTATATGAATTTACAAAAACAAATTCTAATTTAACAAATATATCAAAAGCAGGAAATTACAACTCATTAGGTAATGACGATATATGGAAGTTTATTGACTTTAGTGGTTATGTTATTGGTGCGTCAGGGCATAACAATATATTACAAGTATATGATAATGGCACAAGTTCATTATTTGCCGACATAGCAGGTAGCCCTGCTGCTAAACATATAGCAGTTGTAGGTGATTTTGTTTTTACAGGTAATGTTAAATATGGTGGCAACACATATCCAAATCGTGTGTACTTTTCCTCACTTGCTTCTCATACAGGTTGGACAATAGGCACAGACCAATCCGATATACAGGATATATTTGATATGGGAGATATTACAGGTATTGTTGGCGGTGAATCTGCAACTATACTTTGTGAAAGAGGTATAGTGCGTGGGTCTTATGTTGGCACACCACTTATATTCCAATTTGATAAAGTTCAAACAGGCTTTGGTTGTAACTATCCAAATTCAGTAGCAAGTGTTGGTGAAACTGTCTTTTATTTATCAGATGATGGTTTTTATCAATTTGATGGACAAAGAAGTACGCCAATAGGTGCGGAAAAAGTAAATCGTTTTTTCTTTGATGATTTTACAATACGAAACAAAGGCAGAATATCTACTGCTGTTGACCCTACAGAACAAATAGTTGTGTGGTCATATACATCAGGTAGTTCTAATGATGATACACCTGATAGATTATTAATTTATAATTATGCGTTAAAAAGATGGTCTTATGCAGAATTAGACTGTGAACTCATATCGCCATTTATGACTATTAATTATACTTTAGAAGAATTAGACGCTATTAGCACATCATTAGATGGATTACCTGCCTCACTTGACTCATCAATCTATATTGGTGGTCAATTTATCTTTGGTGGTGCTAAAGACAAAAAGTTACACACCTTTAGTGGTATTAACAAAGAAGCCTTAATTGAAACTGCTGATTTAGATACAGGTAATGGTCGGACAAGCGTTATAACGAATGTTATACCTTATGTTGAGATAGTAAGCGGCACGACACCATCTGTTACAGCACAAGTATCGTCAAGACGCAGACAAGTTGATGATGATAGCTTTGGCACAGCAAGTACCTTAAATGATGATGGATATTGCAATGTAAGGTCAAATCAAGGTAGGTATCATAAAATAAGATTAAATGTTTCAGGTACTTGGAAGTATATACAAGGTGTAGAAATAGAGGCAAAAACAGTAGGTAAACGATAATGGCTGATAACCAGTTTAAACGACTAGCTAATCAAGGTGGCAACCCAAGACAAGTTGCAGAAGTGGTCAATAGGGTTCTTGATGGTGGTTTAAACTCTACAGGTTCAGTAACTTTACAAACCTCATCTGCAACAACTGTTGTAAGTGATGTGCGTGTAGGTGAAAATAGCGTAATAACTTTTATGCCAAAAGATACTAACGCTGCTGCCGAATTAACAGCTTTATATGTATCAGCAAGAACAAATGGAACTTTTACAATAACGCATAACAATAGTGGAACAACACGAGCCTATGAATACATCATCATTGGATAAAGAAGCGTGGTTAAAATCACGCAAATACATACTAGAAGCATTAGAACAAGGCATAGATAGCCATAGTGAAAAAGATGTATTTTATGCAATAGCAAGGGGTGATGCTCAATTATGGACAGGGCAAAAATCTGCTTGTGTAACAGAAATAGTCACATACCCTAACTTTAAAATGATACGATTTTGGTTAGGTGGTGGTAATTTAGAAGAATTAAAGGAAATGGAAAAACCAATCTGTGAATGGGCTAAATCCATTGGTTGTAAAAAATCAATGATACTAGGTCGTAAAGGTTGGTCAAAAATTAAACACGAAGATAGAACCTACAAAGATGTAGGCACAATTTCAATAAGGAGTATATAATGAGTTTAGGCGGAAGCGAACAAACAGGAGTACAGACAACAACTGTGCTGCCACCTGCGTATGTGTTACCACAATTAGCGTATGGTGCAAATGAAGCTCAAAGAATGTATAGTGCAGGTACTGGTTTTGGCTATTATCCTGAAAATACAGTAGCAGGATTTAGTCCAGAACAACAAATGGCTATGACGCTGCAAGGTAATCGTGCCTTATCTGGTAGTCCTATAACACGAGAAGGTCAGTCATTAGGTTTAAACACTTTGCGTGGTGATTTTTTAGGAAGCAATCCTTATTTTAAACAAGCTGTATTAGACCCAATTACAGACCAAGTGCAAGGTCAATTTAGTCGTGCAGGGCGTTTAGGTTCTGGTGCAAATCAAAATGCTTTAACTCGTGCATTGTCAACACCATTAATGCAAAACTATGAAAACGAAAGACAAAGGCAAAGCAATATGTTATCTAATGTACCTGCCCTTGCTAACCAAGATTATACTGATTATGCACAATTAGCAGCAGTTGGATTGGACAGACAACAACAAGCACAAAGACAAATTGAAGCTAATAAAGCTCGTTTTGATTTCTTACAATCTGCACCACAACAAAGACTAGGTACTTTCTTAGGAAACTTAAACGCTGCAGCAGGAAATGCACAAACAACAAACCAACCTTTATATGAAAATACAAATGCTAATGCTTTAGCAAATACAGCTACTTTACTTAGCATTATTAAAAGTTTGAGGGGTTAAATATGACTTTGTTAAACAATGCTGTTAATAATAATGAAGAAGAAAAAGGTTTAAGTGGTTTATTAGGTAGATTAGATAGTCAAGGTTTATTAGCTTTCGCTGCTGCTTTACAAGAACAAGCTGCTCCCTCTACAACGCCACAAGGCGATTTAAGATTAGCTGCACCTATGTTGGCTTACAAACAAGCAAATGAACAACAAAAACAAAAACAGGCTTTAAATCAATTATTTGAAGCTAGAGGCATACCTACTGATTTACCAACTGATGTTGCATTAAAATTATTAAACAATAACAAACAAACAAAACCAAACTTTCAAACATTTCAAAATACATCATCTCAGCCAATAAATATAGGTGGGCGAATTATTGAACCTAATGCTACTTTTAATATAGATTCAAATACATTTTATGACCCACAAAATCAAGCTATAGCTAATGCTTATAGTCGAGGATTAATAACGCCATTTACACCAAAAAATAAAAATCAACAAGTATCTTTTAAGAATTTTACAAATACTAGCGGTGACGACATTACATTATCAAATGGTATAGTCATTAAATCTGGAGAATCTACAGCATTAAATGTTTCTGATGTTTTTGCCAACCCAAATAGAGGAGTTACAAAAGAATTAATTAATAAAGGAATTTTAAGAGAAAGCGGTAAAATAGATATAAAAGATAAATCATATATTAATAACACAACAAAACTTATAAAATTAGCAAATGGTACAGAGCTAGGCGTTGGGCAAACAATAACATTAGATAGTAATTCACAAATTCAAAACAATAAACTTATAGATAATAATAAATTAGCATTTTATGAAGGTGGTAGAGCTACAAATAAAACAATACTGCAAGACCCAGAAACAGGTAATAGGTATGAACAATATAATGTTGATGGTAAAGAATTTATAAGAGATTTAAAACAAGGTCAAAGGTTGCCATTAGAAATATTTAGAAAACTATACCCAGATTTACTTCCAAAATTAAAATCTATTACTACAACTGAAATTGCGGAAAGAAGTGTAAAAAGACCAAAATTATTAGATATGTCGCAAGACATAGTAACAGACTATGTTTCATTACAAGCATTAACACGATATGGTGCTAGTGTTGACAAGGCTGGACAAGGTATTAATTTTGCTGTTGATTCATTGTTAAGAAATATTAACACTATACTTGATGCCGAAGATTTAACCGAAGAAGAACTTGCTGCTGGTTTAGCGACAGGTCAGCAAGAAGGTTTACTTGGTAAATATCGACTTGAAGTTGTAGGTGGTGGTGTAATGACAGAACAAGATGCTATGAGGGTTATTAAAGCTCTAGGTCGAAGGGGTGCTTTAAGAAACAAAAAAGAAATTAAAGTATTGTTAACGCAAATGTTTAAAGATAAATACGCTAAATATGCAAGACAAGTGCAGTTTTTTAACACAGCAATTAGTGACCAACAAGATGACGCTTTTTTACCTTTCCCTGTATATGAATCCTATGAAGAAATGTTAAAAGAATTAACAGAAAATGCAGAAAAAGAACAGTTTAGCGAAACTGAAAGTGATTTTGATTAAGGACATAATATGGCAAAAAGACATTTAATACACACAAAAACTAGAAAGAAAATAACAATTTATGTGCCTAAATCACATGAAGATAAATTTGGTAAATTGCAAGATAAAGTAAAAGGTTACAGCTCACAAATAGAAAAAGAATTTTTAGAAAATTTAGTAAAAAACCCAAAAAATATGCCAAAAGGATATTATGTTTCAAAAGGTAACTTAGATGATTTTGGAAAAGCATTAAAAAAATTACCAAGTTCTAGTTTAAAATTATTAACAGATTATGCAAATATAGTTATACACCCAATAGATACAGCAACAAATGTTTTTAAATTAGGAAAAGGTGTTTTAGAACTTGCTGTTCCAGATTATATATATAAATCTGATGACCAAGATATGGCAATAGCTATTGGTAATTATTTTAAAGATAAATATGGTTCTATGGCAGGTTTTAGAAAAGCTGCAACATCAGACCCTGCTGGTATATTAGCAGATGTTAGTATGGTTTTTTCTGGTGGTGCTACTGTTCTTGGTAAAATACCTCAACTAGCAGGACAAGCAGAAAAAATTAATAAATTTGCAAGAATTTCAAATAGATTTGACCCTGTAATTGGAACTGGTTGGGGTTTAAAAGAAAGTGGAAAAGGTGTTATGAATTATTTACCAGATATAGCTGCTTTACCCTCTGGTGTTGGGGGTGATGTTCTTAGGTTAGGTTATCAAGCTGGTCGTGAAGGTGGTGAAAAGCAAAGAGCATTTACCGATAATATGAGAGGAAAAAATCCTAATGCTGCTGAAGATTTAGCAAAACAAATAAGAGAAAGATTAAATCAGCATAAACTAGCAAAACAAGAAAAATATAGTAATGATATGGGTCAATTATTATTAGGAAATAAAGTTATACCACAAAAAGATTTTAACAAAATAATAGACAACATTATAAAAAATATAGACAATAAAACAACATTTAAGGGTAGGAATATAGATAAAACTATTGAAGTGCCAAGTCATTTACCTGTAAAACCTGAAATAAGAAAAGTTAATGAAAAAGGAATTAATACAGTACAAAATGAAAAGGGTGCTGCAGCAGTAAATGAAATTAAGGAAATATTAACTACATTTAAAGAAAATCCTAATTTTCATACAGCAGAGGGTTTAGATGTTTTAAAAGGCATGATTGATGATTTATACCCTACTACAGCAAATAGCGAATTACCAAATTTAGTTCAAAATATAATTACTGAAACAAGAAATAATATTAAAAGCAAAATTATTGAAATTGAACCAAATTATGCAGATGTTATGGAAGCGTATGAAGTTGCGCATAGACTAGAACAAGAATTATTAAAAGGATACGCTTTAGGTAATAAATCAACTATTGATACAATTTCAAGAAAATTATTTCAAGCTTTAAGAAACAACAAAAGTACAAATTACAATTCAAGATTAAACACATTAAAACAATTTGATAATCTTGGTGATTTACAAGCTGCAATAGCAGGTCTTGTTGCACAAAGCCCAATACCTGTTGGGGGTTCTGGTTTAGTTTATAGTAGCCTTGCTGCAGGTGGAGCAATAGGTGCTGGCGCATCAGGTGGAACATTAGCAGCTTTACTAGCTTTATCAAGTCCAAGAGTAGCAGGTGAAGCAAGTAATTTAGCAGGTAGAATTGCTGGTACTGTTAATCAAATGTCACCACCACCACAAGTAACAGGTTTATTAGACGCAATACCAGATAGTATAACACAAGCTGCGTCTAATACAGCAGGGGTTTTAAAAAAACCTTTAACAGATATAACTCTATTGGAAGCTAGAGCAATAGATGAAGAAGAAAATTATTAGGAGTAACACATGGCAAAAACGAAAATATCACAGTTTGATGCAAACGCAGCAAATAATACTGACTTAAATAGTATTAGTATTGCTGAGGGAACAGCACCATCAAACATAAATAACGCTATAAGAGAATTAATGTCGCAACTTGCTGACCTTAATCTTGGTAACGAAGTACTATCTACACTTAAAATAGATAATTTGCATTTAGATGGAAACACCATAGTTACGCTTGATACAAATGGCGACCTAAACCTTACTCCTAATGGTACAGGGTCAGTCACGATAGCTAAAGCAGACATTAATGGTGGTGCTATTGATGGCACACCTATTGGTGCTTCTAGTGCAAGTACAGGTGCATTTTCTACATTATCTGCAAGTTCAACTGCTAATCTAGGTTCAACAGTAACAATAAGTGGTGGAAATATAGATGGGGTTATAGGTGCTAATACACCTGCGGCAATAACTGGTACTGTGATTACCGCCAATACAAATTTTGCAGGAGATATTACAGGTAATGTTACTGGAAATGTCACAGGCAACCTAACTGGAAATGTCACAGGGAATGTAACTGGAAATGTGACTGGAGATGTAACTGGAAATATTACAGCTTCCACAGGTTCATCTACATTCAACAATGTAACTATCAATGGCACATTGGATATGGATTCAACCACTACACAAACTATTACAGGTCTTGCCACGCCATCAGGTAGTTCAGATGCAGCAACTAAAGGGTATGTTGATACCGAAGTATCAGCATTGGTTGACTCTGCTCCATCAACATTAAATACATTAAATGAATTAGCTGCAGCATTAGGTGATGACGCTAATTACGCAACAACAACAACTAACGCTATCGCTGCCAAGCTACCTCTTGCTGGTGGCACTATGACAGGGAACATAAACCTTGATTCAAATAGTTTAACAAACTTAGCTGCTCCATCAGGTGCAAATGACGCTGCAAGAAAAGCCTATGTAGATACTGCTGACGCACTAAAACTTAATTTAAGTGGTGGTACAATGTCAGGTGACATTAATGCAGATAGCAATAAAGTTACAAATCTTGCTACGCCAACAAACACAGGTGACGCAACAAGTAAATCTTATGTTGATGGTATATTAGGTTCGGCAACCTCTGCGGCTACATCAGCTTCTAACGCAGCAACTTCGGCTACAAACGCTGCAAATTCAGCAACCTCTGCTTCAACCCAAGCTAGTAACGCAGCTACAAGTGCTGCTGCTGCCGCTACATCTTATGACAATTTTGATGATAGATATTTAGGTGCAAAATCATCAGCACCTACTGTTGATAATGATGGTGACGCTTTAATTGAGGGTGCATTATATTTTAATACAACATCAAATGAGTTATTTGTTAGAAATTCATCAAACGCATGGACACAAGCTGCCTTTACAGCAAGTGGATTTTTAAGTGGTAGTAATAACCTATCAGATGTTGATAGTGCATCAACAGCAAGAACAAATTTAGGATTAGCTATTGGTACAAATGTACAAGCCCATGACGCTGATTTAGATGCCCTTGCAGGACTAACATCTGCTGCCGACAAAGGTATTCAATTTACAGGTAGTGGAACTGCAGGTACATACGATTTAACAAGTGCAGGTAAAGCCCTACTAGATGACGCAGATGCTGCAGCCCAAAGAACAACATTAGGATTAGGAACTGCCGCTACAACAGCTTCTTCTGATTATGCTACAGCAGCACAAGGAACGAAAGCTGATGATGCAGCAGCAAAAGCATCAAACTTGTCAGATTTAGCAAGTGCAAGCACAGCTAGAACTAATTTAGGACTAGGCAGCGTTGCAACATTGACCGCAGGTACATCAGCAAATAATGCTGTTCAATTAGATAGTAACGCCAAACTACCAGCAGTAGATGGTTCACAACTTACAGGAATATCAGGTGGAACTGACCAAATTGATATGGTCGTTGCAACAGGTTCAGATGCTATATCTGTTGGTGATGTTATTACAAGAGAAAGTAGTGGTGAAACTAAAAAGGTTAAAAAAACTTCCACGACAACAAACTATTCTGTCGGAGCTATTGACCACCTAGAAACTAACATAGGTAATGCTGGGTGGCATACTAGCTCATACAGTCCTCATGGTCATACCCAGCTTTTTGAAGTATGCGGATCGCATGATGGAAGATTTGTAGTTTTCTGGGGTTCTGGGTGGCCGAGTTACACTTATTATGCCATTGCTTGGGTACATAATGGAAGTGGTAGTTGGACTATCGGAAGCAGTAGGACATCTACAAGCGATAGTCATAATGGCGGTCAAGTAGCTGTTCCAACATTAAGATTTTCTAAGAGCTTAAACACAAGTGCTGGTGGAACATGGATAGCCTTTTATCAAGATAATGGCAGATATACTAGAACAATGTTTTTTACTGTTGATAGCGGTACAGGGCATCAAGTATATAAATATGGTGAGAGTGGCTCTACATCATCTTTCTACAGTAAAGGTCAAGCTGCTTCTGGAAGCGGAACAACAGTCAATGAAGGCAACACAATAAGACAAGTATCAAGTGAAAGAGTGGACATCTTATCTCTTGGAAATACATATAACAAAACTTATGTTGGCTCATGGAAAGTAGAATATAATGGTTCACAATACACTTGTTCTACAATAGGTGGAGTCCAGACTAACGATTCAGCTTATTCAAACTCTGGCTATGGAAGCAGTTATTACAGTCGATTTGCTTTATGTGGTTATGACCATAAGAACGATAGACTTATTGGCTGTGTTGTAGATAGCAATAGACGACTTACTTTTGTAAAAGCAAAACCAGCAGGAAATGCTCTTGATTGGACTTTTGAATGGGCTTCTAATGCTTGGAGTGCATCAAACTTAAACGATAATGGTACGATTGATCAGGGATATGAATATGGGGATTATGTGATGCAAGATGGCTATGGACAAGCCTTCCTAAGTTCAAGAAACTATCGAGCTGGGCAATCACAAATATATTATTCTCTAGTCGCAGTAGATGGAGCTATGACAAGCTACAATGCGTCAGGTGTTTCTAATATTATACATACTAGCAGACAAAGTGATTACAATTATATTGGCGGCCCGCCTATGAAGTGGGATATCCTAAATAGAAAGTTATTAGTTTGGGGTACAGGATATAATCATTCAGATAGCTTACAGAGCTGGGTTCATCTTAACAACTCAATGAGAGTAATCAGTATGTCTGAAAGCGGTGGTTACCATGTAACCCACAGTACCGATTCAACAGTATCAACAGGAAGTAGTTATGATGGTAGCTCTGGTTCTGAGTTTACTCGTTTTAGAATGTGGGGATTTGTTGATGGTGTAAGTATTACATCTTTGACTGATGCAAAAGCTGGAAGATACCTTATGTTTAAGAGCAGTAATGCTACAGGAACAGGAACTATAAAGTGGGCATCAGGAACAATTCCACATTCTGTAACGACATCAACTACAAATAAATCAGATGCTTTTGGATTTGCACAAAAAGCTGGTACTGCTGGAGATACAATTTCAGTATTACCATTTGATAGTGAAAGTATTGAACAAAACCAATCATCTTTAACACATGGTACAAAATATTATGTAAGCTCAACAGGAGCATTGTCTACAGCTACAACTCCAGATGCGGATATTGCAAATGACCCTGATAATCCTCTTGTTGGACAAGCTATTAATACTACTTTTTTACGATTGCCCTCAAAAAGCATTTCTGGTGGTGGAATAGCTTCATCAGACACTTCCAAGATATTTTGTGGAGCTGTTGATTTAAAAAATGACACAGGAGTGCAGTCTAATTTTACATTATCAAAACCATCAGGCATTAACGCAGAAGATATTAGGGCATATATAATTGAATATTATGGAATTATGACAAGTACAGGTACAGGTGATTATTATGTCTTGCAAATGAAACCTTACAATAGTGGTAGTTCTGTTATGAACAGTACCTTTTATGGTGGGGGTTTTTATTATGGGGGTGGCACAGATGGCTCATATAATACAAACATGAGTACCTACTTAAACATAGCTTATCAAGGTGGTGAATCACTACAAGGAGCATCAAGCTCAACAAGAGCTTCAAATGCTATTATGTACAGTCCATCATGGTCTGGTGTTTGTTTATATGAAAACAACATAAACCAAGCTTCTATAGATTATTGGTCTATCATGCGGTATGGAACTAACAATAATCAGATAAGAAAAGAATGGTACACAGGCGGAGCAAACAACAATCAGACAACATCTAATTATGCTGATTCATTTTATTTTGAGCCACGAACAGGCACATGGTCAGAGGGTGTTGTTAGTTTATACGCAATTACTAAATAGGAGAAATTATGCCAAAACAACAAGTATATGATGGAACATTAAAAAAGTTTGTTGAAATTGAGGTTGAGGATATTGATACCTCTGAAATAGAATTAGAACAAACAACTGCTGGTGTTAGGACTAATAGGAACAATTCTTTAAAAGATAGTGATTGGGCTTTAGCTTCTGATAGCCCTTTAACAGATGAACAAAAAACTGAAGCTACAACATACAGACAAGCATTAAGGGATTTACCAGAGCAAGAGGGTTTTCCAAATGTTGAGTTTCCAACTAAACCCGATTTTTTATAGGAGAATAAAATGAAATTATTGGTAAGAACAGATGAGTATTATGGGGGGTCTGCAA